AGGATCGCTGCTTTTGCGAGATCAGAACTGTTAACCATCTTGATTACCCATTCAACTCCGCCAGCGATAGCAGAGAAGAAGGCAATGATCTTGTCTGGGTCAATCGATCCGATGAAGTGAGATATCGCTAGAGCAACACTCGTCGCTGCTGGTAGCAAGTGAATACCGAGCTGAACACCTAGGGTCTCAGCGTTCGACTGCAACTGCTGAACAGCGCCGTTAAATCCCTTCATGCGCGCTTCAGCCATCTGCTGAGCTGCGTTCGTGCCTGTAACAGCATCTCTGTACTTCGTCCATCCGTCTGCACCACCGACAAGCAACTTCGCCATTGCCTGGTTCGCGCGCGCACCGAAGAGAGTAACGAGCGCCTGCTCACGTTGATGCTGAGTGAGTCCGTCAAGGCCATTCTGGAAAGATTGAATGATCTCCGGCATCGACTTCATGTTCCCCTGAGCATCGTAAACAGAGATACCAAGGTTCTTCATTATCGCTGATGCCTTTGAGGTCGGGGCGATCAAACGCTGCATCATGGTCTTCAGTGCTGTGCCAGCCATCTCACCAGAGAGTCCTCTGTCAACCAACACACCGAGTGAGGCAGCAAGATCCTCGATTGACATCCCTGACTGGTTGAACTGAGATGCTGCAGCCTGGAATCCATACTGCAAGTCAGAGATAGACGCTGTCGACTTGTTGACTGTGGCGGAGAGGAGATTCGCGATTCTCGGAGTATCACTCGCCGGCAGATTGAAGGCCTTGAGTGCACGTGCAGCAGTTAGCGCAGCATCTGAATAGTCAATGTTCGCTGCAACACCCAACTGCAGCACACCTCTAGTTGCGGCGAGAATCTGCTGTGTGGAAAAGCCCGCACGACCGAGCTCAGTCATCGCCTTCGCAGCATCCTGCGCTGAGACAGAGGGGAGTTTGGTATCCTTTCCTAGCTTGATCGCTGTGTCAGACAACCTCTTCATCTCGTCATCTGACGCATGGATCGTTGCTTGGAGAACATTCATCCCCTGCTGGAAGTTACCAGCCATACGGAGAGAGATGATCCCGATGCCTGCTGTCGCCAACCCGATGCCCGCTGCTGCACGAGTGATCAATCCGCCAGTTCTAACCATCGAGGCATTCGCCAATGCCATACCCCTATAGAAACCAGAGGTATCTGCAGTCAAGCGAGCAACGAGTTGTGCAACAGTTAGCGCCACGATCTTCTACTCTTCCTCTCCTGCTCCTGTTGCTGAGCAACCTCTGCCTCGATAGACATGATCGCCATCTCGATGTAGGCAGGATGCTGATCTAGGAGTTCCCACGGACGGCAACCTAAACGGTCGGCAGCTCGAAGGAGCCGATACCAGTTCGGGATCCGTCCTGTGAGTCCTCCGGTGACGAGGGCCCGTCGGAGATCACGGGCCTCGATGCGTTTGGGAGGGCATCCTCAAACATGGCCGTGATGATCCCACCGAGAAACGCCATCGGCATGATCCTCATGGTTTGATCTGACACCGGAACGTTGTTGCCGTCATCGTCCTCGATATCCCACCAAGAGATCAGAGGGAGGAGGAAGGCAAGAGTACCCTGTGCATCCTCACCCGACCCAGCAAACTCACGGATCCTGTCTTGGAGTTCAACCGTGAGTTCGCCGGGCTTGTACTTGACAGCGACTGGCTCCTCATCCGGTACTGGAACGTGGAGTGTCGCCTCCTTCGCCTTCAGGTGACTCAGTTTCATCTGCTCTCCTTTGCAGAGTACTACTCCTGTTCGAGCGGGACGATGACGAAATTGTTCTCGGCATCGACAGAGACACGATCTGTTGCGAGGAGGGTCGTGTCGTCTTTTCTCTGTGTTTCGAGATCGACTACTTCATCGCCCCAGATTGACTCTGGCTGACCTTCGTCTTCATGGCGCTCAGGACCAGGATCCTTGCGAGGATCGTATTCAGATATTGGGATGACTGGTGCCGGCGCATTCGGATCTTCAGGTGGATCAGCTGCCCGCGGTGCGATTACCTGTGTCTCGTCGTCTGTCATTTTCCCTCCTCCCTACAGTGCCGTCTGCTTGTTGACAAGAGTGGCTGTGTACGCCTTGGCCCAGGTTGCGTCGTAGACAATCTCGAAGGTCCACTCGATGGCGTAGACACCATCCGAGTCTGAGAAGTCACCTACGTCCTTCACCTTCGCTGCCATGTCAATCTGCATCGAGTAGACAGCGGTTGTGTTACCAGCGAGAACTGTGGACGTTCCCTTGAGGCGAACGAACTTGGAGGAACCAGCACGCATCTGCGTCAGGTTCTGCATGCCCTCGGTGTCGGCCTCCTGCATGAGCTTGAGTTCAGCAGTCGGCTCAGTTTCGACGTGTGCCACATACGAAGTGTTCGCTGTGTTCAGAACCCAGACAGGACCGAACCTGTTGTTCAGGTGAAAGTTGGCGTTGATCACACGAGTCAACTTGGTCGTTCCGAGAGCACCAGAAGATGGATCCATGAAGACATCGATGTCTGTCGGCAGGATTGGAGCCTCGATGATCGCCGTTGGAGTCGATGTCATCGTGATACCGTCAGAGATTCTCTGACCCATCATCGTTCCAGCGACATTGACCTGATCACGGTTGATGTCGATCTCGATCTCTGTGATCAAGCCGTAGGAGAACTTCTGCGCACGGACCACGCCACCCTGCTCGACGCTGTACGTCTTGACTGTGTCCTCCGCAATTGCTGACGGAGTGAACGTCCAGGTCTGTGCTGTCACATCTGTCACGGACGGTGCAGACGGTGCCACCATGCACGATGCGAATGCGTAGATCAACTCGGAGTAAGAACCAACGCCGTCGATCTTGGCCTCGACCCACTCTTTGCCAGGCACGACGATGGAAGCGTACTTCTGCCCCATCGGCAAGAACCTGTTCGGATCCATCTTGATTGCCGGACTGAATCCGATGGAGACAAGCTTCTTGTTGGCAGCCACGTTCGTCCCGGGCGTTGCCTCAACGCCGATCTGAACGCCCTGCGTCAATGACGAACGTTCTGGCATACTGGTCTAACCCTCCTTCACGCTGGTTGAACGATTGTACGGTACAGGCCCCCGGCATGTCGATACTGCACACCCGAATACCTATCCGCTTCAATCAGAGAAAACGGCTCAAGCCTTGTGCATCCGAGAATCAGAACAGCGCCATCCTGTGACTGTCCAGAAGCACCTTGCATCGCTTGATCAATCTGGTCAGCAATTGGAACAAGCTTCGCGACCGACACACCTTGATTCACCACAACGATGAGCCAGTCGAGAACGGTGACGATCCTGTCCGAAGGTGAGGTAGATCCTCGATTGTCGTTCGCTGTCTGCACATGAAATCTGATGGCAGGGAGAGGAGCATCTGGCGGGATCATGTCTCTGTAAACCTGCAGGGACGTGTGTGATTCAAGCTGACTCACAATCCACTGCCCAGCATGGAGATCTTCGTTCACAGGATCGGCGCCATGATTTCGAGATAGAACTGCTCTTCGTACATATCTACTGCTGGGCCCAGAAACGGCTGTGCAGGAGCCTTGTACGTGCCGTACTCCACATACGCTGCGTACTCAGCATCTGCTTGAACTATAGCCGTCTTGCCGGCCTCAATCGACTCAGAGTGAATTGAACTGACAAGGAAGCCAGTGTCCACAGGAGCGAACTGTCTCGCCGTTATTGCGATTCTATCCGCAACTCGTTTCGGCACAGAGCGAGAGTTCGCCTCAACTGCAACTATCAGCTCAGGCACGATGTTGAAGACGACGATGAATCCAGCTTCAATCGGCATCAGGTAGCGAGTTCCTCTACTGCTTCAGTGAGGCCCGGTGGGACTACGTGGTACGTGCGTGCGTGGTTGATACCGCGGTAAACAGCAGGGAAGTATCCCATCGGATACGAACCCATGGAGAAGACGTTCTTGGTTGCCTGACCTTCGAAGACAGCTACGTGTGTTGGATCTCCAAACCTGAAAGCTCCATTCGACACACGAGAGAATCCGTAGAAGACGAGATCGAGTGGCTTGAGGTCACCGATTGCACACCTTGATCCACCAGCCATCAGAGTGCCTGTGTATCCCTCTCCATCCCAAGGCAAAGGCTGGCCTGTCCAGTTAGCATTCGGATTCCGAGCATGAGCGGCATGATGAACGACTGTCGCGAATCCAGAGCAATCAAGACCTCGTGGGATCGCGCCACCCAAGAGAGGAAGTGGAAACGGTCTCGACTGAGAGTACGCTGTGTGCAGCCTGTTCGCGTACAGATATCTGCACATCTGAATTCCAGCACCGCGAATCCGAGTTTCTGGTGACTTGTGCAGCTCTTTGTAGTAGGCCTCCATGAGCCTGATGCCTGCAGCGTCAAATGCCCACTCTTTCGGATGACCTTTGCGGCGTGTGTTGACGAGAGCATGATGCGACTTCACACCGTAGCCAGCGTACTTCAGCCTGTGATCATGCTGAAACTGATGCAGTGCCTTACGCGCATAGGTTCCCCACGTAGAGGTGAAGTTCCCCCAGTTGATGTAACCTGCGCGAGACAGCGCATGCTTGACCGCGATGACATCCGGACCGTGTGAGCCGAGGATGATGGGGCGAGGGAGAGGTACAACTGGGGCGCTCATAGTTCCTTTTCAGCTGGAATGTCCTCGATGGGATTCAGATCTGGAGTTTCGCTTTCGTCTGCATCCTCATGCTCACC